GTACATAATTTTAAAGATTAAACAGTTGATAAATGCCAAAGGGAACAAGAGTTAGTCGCTGTGTCGATAAGCTGAAAAGCAAGGGCAAGGGCAGGGCTATCGCAATTTGCCAGAAAACAACTGGTCAAAGTTACAAAACTGGACGAAGGAGACAACGTGGCTAGAAAAAAGGGTGGACAGAAGTTAAAGGACTTGGGCAAGAGAAGGCCCAAGATCAAGGTAGACTTGACTCCACATTATCGCCCGAAGCCCCCTCCTCGTGGAAAACCCACTAAAGGCCCGGCAATTTCTAGCCCGACCAGACCACCCACGAAGAACATCATCGGGCCGAGTCTTTGGGGGCCTCCGGATCAGGAGGGTCGATTAAAATCCCGTAAGCCAAAACCCGTTAAGGGCGGGTCAAGACCGCCAAAGTCAAAACCGCCAGCATGGTTAAAAAGGGGAGTTTGGCCGGGGTTCCAAAGTAAAAGAACGAAGGTGGGTGTTCGCTCAGGAAACAATGTGGTGAGAAAGTTGGTAAAGGAACTGAATAAATAACATGAAAGTATTAGAAGGTAAAAAAACATACATGACGGCAGCCGGTGGTATTCTCGCGGCTGTGGGCGCGTATCTCTCTGGAGATATGGAGATTGGAGCTATGGTTCAGATAATCATAACGTCTTTACTCGCTATTTTCCTACGGAAAGGTATAAAGACAGATACAAATGGGGGTAATTAAACTACTTGCATCGTTGTTTAAGGCCATACCGTCGTTGGAACGGTTGATCTATAAACTTGCAGATGCCTTAAAGGAAGCCAATGCAAAGAATCGGTTGGAAGACAAGTTGGGCCACATTGATGTTCTTATTGATGGTGAGCGGGTGCAGCACTCCACGGTTGGAAGGAGTGACGGAGTTGAGTCAGCATCCGGAGTTTCAGAGGGCAAGAGAGGCCGCGCCAGAGTTCACGAGGGCCGCGCTAAAGATGGTCGCAAGGCTGGAGTATGAAATTGAACGCCAATGATTGTCGAGAGTTGCGCAATGACCTTGATGAGTTGTTGGAAGCTGTGATAGAATTGAAGCATGAGTTGGACAGCGATAACGAAGAGATCAAGTCAAACGGTAAGCGCAATCGCAAAAAGAACCGCGACTTCGGTAACAGCGATTACAAAAAGAGCCAAGTCAACGGTCGCTGCAATCACTAAACGATGAGTGCTGAGTACATAATTGACAGATTTGGACGAAAAGTAGGTCTCAATGCTGGTGATTCCAATCAGCGTTATATCATCCTCGACTTTCTCAACGAGGCAATGCAGTCGATTTATGAACAGGTTGACATTCCCGGTGCATTGGTTGAGGAGGAATTCTATGTTGCCGGTAAACAGCGGATAGCCCTGAGTCGTGATGTCCACGCTATTCGTGGTATGCGCGAGAAGGAATCCAAGCTTAACTGGACGACTAACAACCTGTTGTCGGAGTACAACCACAATAATTGGCGAAGTGATAATCGTTGCTGGCGAATTGTCGGTTATGAACCCCTCAAGAAATCCTTGTCAGCAGTAATCACAGGCACTCGCGGCAGCACGGCAACTGGCCTGACAGTCCATTGGTTTGCAAACGTTGCGGCCACGGAGAAATTGTCCGTGACTTTTGAGACATCAGCGTCGGACAGGCAGACACTTGAAGTTTGGTCAAACTATCCCGGTACGGCAGCTGTTTACACAACAACCTCGTCGCCGCATTCGATAGCACTCACGCTGGACAACAATCGCACCATTACATCTATAGTGGGCATGAGGCGTTACGACACGAACAACGAACGGTTTGGCGATCATGCCTCGAATGACGGAGGATTGGTTAGGCTGGTGGACACGGCTGACACATCAATTGTTTATTCCGAGATACCGCATGACGAAACAGAGGCGCGTTACTTGATTGTAGACATCTCCGAGTTTCCTTGGGATGACACAGCGGCACAGGACGATTCGCACACACTTCAGGTGCTTTACAAGAAGAAGCTGAAGTTCATCAAGAACGACAATGATCCCTTCCCGCTTTACGGGTTCGAGAATATTGTGATGCACAAGATGATGCAGCTGTTTTTGGAAGAGCAGGGCAAGTTGCAGGAGTCAATGATTTACGATGGTAAGGTGACTAGGGATTTGGGCAGGAAAATTGCTGATCTGGAGCGTGGACAGAAGCGCCTAATGCAATTCGGGCGACATCCGCACGATAACATAACAATGGCTAGACGCTGACATTATCAACGTGGCTGATTACAAACAACAATCGTTTATGGGCGGCATGAACATGTCGGTCGATGACACACGTTTAAGCAACGAGGAATACAAGTTTGCCAAGAATGTTCGCAACCGTTTCGGCACATTGGAGGGAATCAAGAACGTCAACGACATCTCAGGTGACATAGGCGCATTCACAACCAACCCGCCAATCCAGAACATTTATTCAATTGGAGAGTTCATCTTTCTTTTCTTTGATGGTGGCTGCAAGTACCGCAAACCACTGAATCCTGACAGCACTTGGGCTGTTCTTTATAGTGGCGGCACGATGGACAGGTCGGCTGAGATATTTCTTCAGGCAGTCCCGGCATCAACGTCAAATTTTATGCGTAAGGACACATCTGTTATAGGAGCATCAATTGAACTTGAGATGGACACCCCGGTTCAAACAACCGTTGCGGCTATTATTGTACAAGACGGTGTAAGTCAACCGCGCATTATTGAGCTTGCGGGTGGTTATGCCAGCGACAGAGCGGCCAAGACTTATGCGGATTGGTTGGTTGGTGGCGTTATCACAGGAGTTCTCACTCTGACACCAGCTGTAACTGCATGGGAAGCAGATCAGACTCTTGGAGCCTTCGCCCCAACAAGTACGGATGGTGTTGGTATAAATGCAACATTCTCTGCAACTACAGATGGTAGTGGGAATCCAACATTCACTTTGGTTTCTGGTGGTACTGATTTTGCGATAACTGACACACTAACATTCACTGATCCCGGCTCAACATCAAACACGGCGGTCTTGACGGTGAATGCCCGTAATGCTCCATCTCGTGAGTATGTGCCGATTGGCAAGCAGATGACTTTCTTCAACAACAAGTTGTTTATCATCAGCCCAGACGGAACCCTGATCTATCATAGCGTTAGTGGCCGACCACTTGATTTTGTAGTTGCTATTACTGGAGAAACTGGTGATAAGGTAAATGCTGACGAAACCATTGGTGGCGCTCCCGGTTCATCCTATACAGTTGGTTACAATGTGGTTACAGCCCTGACTGTTATGAACAACGAGGCGCTTTTCGTCTCGACGCATGGTGGCAGTTATGGAGTCACGTTGAATTATGATACAACTGTATTTGCCGAGCCAATGTTCAAGAAGCAGTTATTGTTTACGGCCAACTCAATTAATCAGCGTTCATTTGTTGACTTGTTGGGCGACTTTGCCTTCATTGACCCAGAAGGCTTGCGGTCATTTAATGCTGTTGTGCAGTCAAAGAATGAGGGACGTAACTCGATCTTCTCGTTGAAGGTTGCGCGTTTATTCAAGGGTATTGTACAGGACACCAAGAAGTGTGCTGCCATTGTTTATGATGATTATGCCTTGTTCGCCTGTAACACAATCTTTGGTCATGGCATCCTAGTTTATGACACACTCACACAACAGTTTGTAAGTTTCGATCAGCTAACCGATGACAGCAACAATAACATTGGGCCGGTCATTGAGTTTGCCAAGGTGGAGACAAACAACAAGCGAGAGCTATTTGCGATCACGCACGGAACAACAACGTCTGGGGCAACGATTAACAATGGAAGTGGTTACTCGATTGCTAGTGGGTTAACAATAATCATTGATGCACTACCAATATACCTGCCATCAGGTAGTGTTTTGCAATTTACTGGTGGGGGAGTATTGACTCTTACATCGTTGGCAAATGCAGGAGCCACATCCTTATCAGGAAACCTGACCATAGCTACTTTGGCTGATAATGAAAAAGGTATCTGTACTGTAGGCTACAGGTGCGTTAAGTTGTTTGAGGGTTCTAACTACGCCACAACCTATGTTGAGACTAGGGCATTTTGCACTAATGACACCAGAGTCGAGCAGAAGCCACAAGAACTGCGACTTCTCTTTAACAAGGTGCAGTCGGCTTCATCGGTCACAGCCATGCAGCGTGTGAATGATGAAGTCACACCGGACACATCAGCTGGAACACAATCAAAGACTTTGGCGGTTCAAGCTGCTCCAATCACATTCTCCACGGATTTCCCGGTGGTCTGGAGTGGGCCAAAGATGATACAGAATTTGTTGTACAATTTTCAGAGCGGTCAGCAGGGTTGGAAAATATCGTACACATTACAATGGACAAATGGAATCAACCTGTCCAATATCCAACTCCAGACGCAGGATATAACTCCTATGAATCCAATGTTATCTCAGGCTTATGTCAGTTAATGTAGCTCATACAGACTTTACGGATGCGACCACGTTGTTTGCCGACTTGGCTGCGGCGAATGCCATGCTTGACGGTCTGACAGTACCAGACTCGACAACCAGCACCGATGGTGTTGTGAAGAAGGCGGCAGCGTCAGCCGACATCGCATCAATTGGTGGCACATCCGCAGGGACAGCCACCGCTCATACCGCCATTGATTTTGCTGCCTCAGACGCTTCACACCCGACCAAGGCAGAACTCATCATTGTTCTCAACGACATGGCAGAATCAATTAATCACCTACGGTCTGTCTTACGGACAGCCGGTATCCTCACATAATCATGCCACATATACCGGGACATATAGCACAACTACCAAGAAGTCCGATAAATAGAGTAACGGGAGGAGACCCAACTCAGCAACCGCCTGTGCCAAGCCAACAACGACCTATAGGTAAAATGGGCGGGCCCGGTGATATACTCGGTGAACTTTGGGAGGGTTTTCTTGATATACCAGAAATGGTTGTTGAGGGTGCGGTGGAATTTTTTAAGGGTGCTATAGATATGGTTACAACCGCCTTCACAAAAGACGGAATACTCAGCGCAAAGAACATAGGGCATATTTTCTTGTTATATCAGCTTGCTGAACATTTTGGACAAGATGAACAGAAGGATTCACTCGCCACCCAACGAGAAGAGTTTGAAAAGTTCATGCCGACGTATGTCAAGAGTATGATTATAGCTAACAAGATGGAGCAGACGCATCTTGATGATCTTGATTACTTGCTTGACTTCGGAATTTCAATTGAGCGTGATGCAAACGGTGTTATCACAAGTAGCAAAAAAGTTGGTGACGGTCGTATTGACATTGAAAATGAACAGCTTTATGGACTCAGGAATGAGTACGCAGTTGACGAAAATGGCGATGTAATTTTTGATACAAATGCGAACGGGGATATAGTTCCAAGGATATCAAGAACTGGTACGCCCGGCCAGATGGATATTGCTGCTGAGAAACAGCGTGAGCTGGAAAGACTTGCGCGTGGAGCATTTGGGGCTGAGATTTCTGAGATTTTTAGTAATGTAGAATCGGCAAAAGCCATAAAAGGTTGGCAAGATGAGTTATCACCGTATCTTGATCCAACCCAAAAGCAACAAGCTGCAAGTATTCAGGCATTACTGGCTTCACAAGACCCCTCCAAGTTGTCCGGTTCTGAGATGGCAAATGTTGAGCGTGGTCTTGGTCGTATGGGTATTGGTGTTGGTCGGACGGGAGAGATGGACAAGTACAGGGCGGCGCTGTCGTTTGGTGATGCCTTGGGCAAGAAACAAGAACGACTTGCCCAAGCACTAGGCCAGACTGCATCTGCTGCGTCCAGCCTCGGCTCCAAAGTTAGTCCCGGCATCATGCTTGGTCAGGGAGCTGTGCCCAGTGTCGCCCTTCCCGGTCAATCGACTACTTTTGGAACAGCAGCACCAACAGTTTTAAGTAATGTAGGAGCGACCACAAGGTCTTTTGCCCCGAAGAAATCTGGTGGTCAAACTGTGCTTGATGTAGTAACAGGGAAACCATCACCATAATATGCCATCATTATTTGATTATCAGAAACGGAAGAAATTCGCCAGAGATTTCTATGACCAATATGGCATGGAGGAAGGTGAGGTTACTGATCCCAGAGGTCGTGCGTTTCTTGAACAATATTATCAGGAACCAACTGCCAGCCCAATCTTGGAGCGTGGCGCTCTTGAGGGACAATTGGCTAATGTTGATGCGATAAGGAGACAGCTGATGGCGCGAGGCATGAATGCTGTGCAAGCAGATGATGCAGCTGAACGCACTATTGAACAGCAAAGACAATCCATACGAGGTTCAGGTATGTATGAGGATTATGCCAGAAAACAGGAACCCCCGATACTCCCCGGTTCACCGGCAATGCAAGCTGGTGTGCAACGTGATGAGGCTGGCAACATAATACCCAGAACACCGTTTGAACCGGAGTTGACTGAGGATGAGTTCACAGAACGAGAGCTTCGTCGCCAGATGATTGCGCCAGATGTTAGTGCTGCTGCCAAGGCTGATTATGATGTTGGAACATTGGCTACTCGAATTGAAGGAGCAAAGGCAGCTGTAGAACAGCTTATAGCTGAATTACCTGAAAAGCGCTCTAGCGCGAGTTTAGATAATGCGCGTAATATATTCCTGAAAAAACAACAAGACATCTTGTTTGACCCGGCAAGTTCTCCTGATGATATATTTGATGCTGAAGCTAGAATAAAAAGAGCGCAGTTAATCACAGATCCAGCGCGAGGTTCAACAGGCCCACGAGGGCCGGGACAGGTTTTACATCCGGCTGAGCTTCTAACTCTCGATCAACAAACTGAATGGGAAGCTCTCATTAATGAAGCGGATGGCACTACCTCATACAGACGAGGGAATCGTGAGCTTATTGTTCCAACTGATGAACGACTTACCGGTGACTATCCGACAAGAGTGACCACACAACAGCAGTGACTCTTGAAGAAGAAAAGAAAAAACTTCGCGAGGAACTTGGGCTTCCAGAAGATAGCCCAATCTTCACAAAAGGGGAGTGGGATGCCTACAAGAAGGCAGAACAAACCACAGCAGTAGGCGCAGCTGCCACAGCGGCGGCAATGGAGGTAATACCCGGCGCTGGTGGGGCTGGCGCTCTTGCTGCCTACCGCAAATATGTCTCTCCAGTTATAACCAAAGTTGTTCCCGGCGGGAAGGGCAAAGCTCTTGATGTTGCAGGGACATTTGGCAGCATGATAGTTGGCAATATTGCCACACGACTAGCTCAACATAAGGGTGAGGAGTTGGTTAGAGATGAGGCTGCTCTGCAATCGTCTCGTCTATTGCGTGAAGCCCGACGCAAAAGATTTCCAAAATCCTATTTAGCCGGTGAATTTCTTGGTGGTGGTGCTGGTGCTGGCGTTAAGCCTACATTCAGCACACTCAAAGGTGCGGGTGAGTATATCAAGATGGCTGGTGGTATTCGCGGCAAGTACAACAAGGAGGTGGTTCAACATGCTCTAGCGAATGTGGGAATTGGTGGTGGACTTGGTGTTGGCTTCGAGGGTGTTCGACAATGGCATGAAGGTGATATTGACCCTGTTACATTACTCGAAGCTGGTGTTCTTGGTGCGACAATTACCAAGCCATTTGCTCATGGTAAAAGAATCTATGGTGTTACTGGTGATCCTGTCACTAGAAAGAAAGCGGCTGAACTTGAGGCAGAAACGAAGGTTGAATATGGTTATCACGAAAAAAGGTTTGAACCTGAAGCGTGGAAAGGGTTGTCGGAGGAACAAGCGTATTTAGAGTCGGAATCATTTAGACAACGAATTCCTACCGACGAGCGAGCTAGGCTGGTTGCCGAGAAACAATATCAGGAGGTGCGAGAGAAAGACCTTCTTGAAATGATGGTTGAACGGGAGAAGGTAAACGCAGATGAAGCCAAGGTGCGTCGGACTTCTGAGGAAGCAACCAAAACATCAGCTGAGAAAGCCAAGAAAGAACTGAAAGAATCCGCTGGGTTGGATGATCCCAAGATAGCAAAAGCCCTGAAGAAATTTGAACCTACCGCCAAGCAACAAGAAAAACTGATTAAGCAAGCCAAGGAAAAGATTCGTTACGAGATTGCCTCCATGTCGAATGATGATCTCATGAAGAGTTTGCGACGAGTCAGGTCAGTCACAGGAAAGTCGGAGGCTTTGCGTTACATAGAAGAGAGTGGCATGACGCACGAGGAGGCTCGCATAGCTTTGGCGGCTGATGTTGAGTCCAGACTGCCGCCTGAGATGTTCACATCAGCCAAGAACCTGGCATCAAAACTGGGCATCACCCTGCGTATTGCTGTAAACAGACTTACAACTGATTCACTAAAAGGTGTCATGGGTTATGCTCCGAGAACTGGCCGCAACGTCGTCCTCAGTCTTGATGACCTGAACATGAATCTACCATTCCATGAGATAACACATGTCTTTGTTCGTGACATGGTGGAGTCATCCAACTCAACGGATAGAGGTTTGATGAAAGGTTGGCTTAATGATCTTTATAGTGGTGATCCAAAGATTAAGAAACTAAAAGAAGGTTTCTCAACGCAGGGACGAAAATTATCAGACAAAGAAGCAGCCAATGAACTTTTTGTGACCGAGAGTAGCGAGCGACTTGCGGAACGCATTCGTACCTTGCCAAAGGATAAGTTCAACAAGATGCGTCGTTGGTTCAGCGATGTCCGACGCGGAATGAAGGTTCGTTGGGGCAAGCAAGCGGTTAATGATGTTCTCGATTACTTCGCTCAACGCATGGAGTTGGATGTTAACTTGCTTCTCGATAATGACCTTCACGCCAGACATGCTGAGACTTTCGTACAATTCCTAGAGTCCAGCGAATTCAAAGCTGACACTCAGCTTGATTTCGGAATCAAACCGACAGCCAGCCACAAGGGTACATTGACTGTTGACGGCGAAAAGTATACGTCAAGTGCAAGTGCCTATGAAGTTCCCAAGGAAGTCGCTGAGTTATTCGACATACCAGAGATGCCCAAGGATTTTGCTAAGAAGTTTGTGAATAACTTGAACAGGATGAAGGCTGCTGTGGTTAAGAATAAGCAGTTTAGTTCTGACTTGGAATATATTGAGTCATTGAGTCTGATGGAGAACTCAACTGATTACCCAGCCGACTTCAGGAATCTGATGAAGATTATGGAGGGTCGCAACACAGGTGTGATTAAGAAGGTTTTCAAGGCTCTTGAGAATGTTGAACCCATTGACATTGTTTTTCACACTCGTCGTCCTGAATCTTCTGTTGGTTCTTATGATAGGAACGAGATCAGCATTGGTGTTCCCACAATAGACGATTCCTTTGATGTGACCTTGGCCCAGTATTTGATTAACCGTCGCTTGTTGGATAATCCCGTGGTCATGGATGAACTTACTAGTGTGTGGGGTAGACTGATGCAAAGTCGGAATTGGTTTAATGTCTACGAACCGTACATGGTTGAGAACTTTCTTGATTATGCACTCAAAGATGTGGGTCGCATACCTGAAAAGACTAAGCAAATACTTGCTCATTATCACGAACACCTCAAGGTTGGTGAGGTTCCCCTATATCAGACGCATCACAGGACACCCGCGACAGATGCTAACTTTTCAAAGTATTCAACCAGAATGATGCACCAAGGCAATGTGTTACAGGATGTAATGCGCAACTTGCCTGATGATGTGCGACTAGAGTTTGCCACCAAAATGGTTCGCAAAGATGGTATAGGCTGGGCAAGCACGGATGATTTTCTGACTAACTTTGATTCCATGCTGAACCTGTTTGGTATTGATGGTTCATTGGTTCGCAAGGACTTTGATAATCTGGCCAGATCACCAGAGTTAATTCTCAGGAGTTTTCTGGACAAGAGAACCTTTAGTGTTCTTGATGATCTTAATGTTGTTTACGACAAGGTAAAGAATTCCAGATACAGAGACCCATCTGAACAGGAGAACTTGGAACACTTGCTGGGAGAACTTTGGACTTCAAACAAGATTCCAGTTGAGGAATCTTTATTCACTCAGAAGTCGGCCTTGGATGCCTTCACCCAAAAGGCCGAAGAGGCACTTGGTGTTAAGGGGTTGAAGCCAATTCTTGAGCGTGTGATTGACACACCTGTCTTGCCCAGAGGTGTCAAGCAGGTGGACTTCTCGTTGGTTGACAGGACGATAGCTGAGATAAGCGGCGAGTCGCCTATTATGAAGATCGATCACGATACTTCAGCACCATTTGATCCAACACCAAAAGAGTTCTCTGCTATGCCCAAGAGGCAACAGGACATCATAGATAGGGAACATAGGATCAGGCACAAGCCGCTCAAGGATTTCAAAGTCAAAGAGCCGCTGACTTGGCAACCACTCAAGCGTGTCAGTCGCAGCTTTCGTCCTGTTATAGATAGGATAAGGGAGGTTGGCCGAACAGAACAGGCACAAGAATATACCAAGTTTATAGCTGACCTGTCTCAAGCAACGCTCACTGACCACAACAAATTATTGGGACGATTCTTGGAGAAGATGATGCTTTTGCATAGTGAGGTTAAGCTGAATCTGGATGAGTTCAACATGCTTGGTGATTACCAGTTTCAACGCTGGCGCAAGCATCTCAAGTTGATAGATGACATTGATCCTGAACTTAAAGTTAGATACAACGAGAATCCCAGAATCAGATATTTCGATAAGATAATAGAAAACATCTATCGGGACACTCGCCAGTATCAGAATGATATTGGGTTGAAGGTGGAGGTGTTCAGGGGCGAGAAATCATTTCTGACTGAGGGCGCACACACTCGTGAATACACAGCTGAAATTATTAATCAACCTGTTCGTCGTGTTTTGATGAAGGGTGAAAAGGATAGTCCCGAATATCAGGCATTAAAGAATGAGGCAATTGAGTATTGGGAAAGTCTGGCTAAGAAGCTCAAACCAGATGAGGTTGAAGACTCACTTGCGTCTGTTGATCTGGCTGATGCAAAAACGACTCGGCAGAAGTTTGAGCGAATGTTTGCGGGTATGGCAGAAGGCTTGAGTGCAACGGAAAGCACAATTGGTTCTCAAAGATACAAAGCCCTTCGTGTTGCCACGGGTAAGATGGGTATTCCACCCAGTTGGGTTGAACGAAATGCCATTCAACGATTGACCCGTTATGTTGTTCGCTTTGCCAAGGATGCAGCTTTCTTCAAGAACATTGAGAGTAACGAGAAGGCGCGAAGAATTCTTGGCATACCGGATCAGGAAGGAAACTATCTAGACCTGAACTTGCCGGGACTTGAGAATGGTGGCCCGTTTAATATTCGCAATGTAATTGATGGCAAGATAGTCAGGCCGAAAGGCAAGAACTACAGTATGCCGGTGCAATCCAAGCATGAAACGTTGGACGCATTAATGAACGGCTACATTGGCTACTATCAGAGTTGGGATTTATGGACACGCACATTCAACCGAGCAGTCACTTCAAGCTGGCTGGGTGTGGGTGCTGGTATTCGTGATTGGTTTTCGTCCTACCTATTTGCTTTACCATACATGCGGCTTCAAGATTATCCCATATTAGTCACACACTTACTGGGATTCAGGAATGCTTGGATCAAGAGTTACACGATGGGTGTGAACAAAACCAGTTTGGGCAGACTGGAGTTTCCCGATCAAAGTGCCAGCGAAATTTCTGATGCCATTAACAAGGTGGCTGATGTCGCCTTGACAGTTGGTGGTCGTAGCATTTTGGAGAAAACGACTCGTGCGTTGCAGTTTGCCTTCGGTCGCCAGCTTGTCTGGACAAACCTAAGACTGCGGCCACTGGACAAGATATTGCCCAACGGAGATTGGACAGCTGACAGGTTTTTGCGAAAACTGATGCAGCACATGGGTCAGCCGACTGTTGCTGGTCGCAAGGTTAGTTTGTTTGATTATGTTGGTAAGAAGAATTCTGATATTCCAGAAGAGTTATTAAATCAAGCGTCTGCTGCTTGGGTGGAGATGAATCAGGGAACCTATGATGTTCGTGGTCTTCCACGATTCACACAGCGTGGTCTTCCAAGTATGTTCACATCACTCGCAAGGTGGTCAATTGAGAAGTCGGACAGGATGCTCAAGGATACTTGGATGCCGTTACGGGCCGAGTATGATCCATTGCCACTACTCAAAGCGACGCTTGGCGCAATGCTTGGTGGTGAAGCTATCAAGTATATTAGTGAGGAAATTGCAAACAAGTTACAGAGCGATCCCAAGTTTATTGAGGCTGTCCAGATGGATAACGCGAAGGAACAGGCTTATGCCGTCCTGACTTCAATACAAGTGGCTGGGTTCTTTGGTTATCAGACTTCATTACTTCGTGATCTGTACAGGGCAACACGGTTTGGTGTGTCGGAGGGTATTCCCGGTGGCTTCACATTCCCGGCGATTGATGCACTTGAGACAATTGCAGCAGACTTCTTTCATATATTTAGTTCTGGTGAGGCTCTTAGTGAGGGTTGGAGTGCTGCGTGGATGAAGTTCATGCGGAATACAATCATGGGACTCAACCAGACTGCGCGTTACACATTTCAACATCTCATGTTGTCGGATGAGATGTCGGACTTCAATGCTCGCGCACAATACAGTAAGTTTAGGCGACTTGAAAGAGGTTTGGACAGGCCGGGAGTACCGTCAGGAATAAGCAATGAATATGCTTCACCAGCCCGACGCGCTTTCAAGCATGCAAACAGTGTGTCTGAAGCTAGACGACTATTGCCAGCCGCCATGAATGAAGCTGCCAAAAAGGCAATGCAAAAGTTTCCAAACAGTCCACGAGATCAGGCAGTGGATTTTGATAAACGTTGGCGTGATCTCTATAATATACAATGGACGGCAACACCAGCATTACCCACAACGACAGAGTATCGCAGACATGTGGAACGCATGAGATACTTGGGAATTAAACCAAGCGCAGGAGACCTCCGAAAATTTCCCGGTTTGCGGACAGAGGAACCCACCATAAAGCCCGGTATGCCGTTACTTGGTGAACTAGGTGTAAAGACTGTTAGCGATGTACCGGGAGTCAAGATGTTGCCGGGAGGTGAGATGATGCCGGGAACAATCATCTCAAAGAGACGTTCCAAGGATTTGATAAAACTGGAGAAGGAATTTTTAAGGCTGAAGGATATAAAGAAAAGGATGATTCTCCGGTTTGTTTATAGCAAGGGCATGGTAATTTAGTCGGTCGAGCCTTGCCAAATTCAAGGCTCATAAACAGGCAGGATTAGAAAAAACCTGCGCTCAACCAATGAAAACACAGGTGAAAAAAGAACCCCACCTGACCCGACTTAAAACTTCATGGTATCGTAGACATTATCCACCATTGACCTGAACCAACCCCCATTGTTCTCCACCTGCTCGGTTGTGACAAGAAATTCCAGCACTTGATCCAACTCCTGTTTCGTGATGTCAGAGACAAAATTAAGCCAAAGTTTCTTGTACCGCACACCAGACTCCGAGTCGATGATATAACGAAGAATGTGTTTTGTAATCTCACCAATTGGATTGCGACCGATGGTGTTGAACGCCTCGTGCATCTTGTGTTCCGTGATTGTCAGCAGCTTCTTCGCCCTCTTCATGTCATCCAACGACACTTCCATGTTCATGTTGTCGGCAAAGTGTACAAGCATAGCCGTCTTCAATAGATGAACATTCTTGCGACCATAGTAATTGTCCAGCCGTGGGTCTCTGTTCACCCGTTTGTTTATGAGGTTGCCTGACTCATACAGTTCCTTGTGCCATTCTTGTGCCTCCTTACTTAACCGGACTTCACCAGCAACCTCGTGAATCTTGTACAGGAATTCAACTAGGTCTTCCCGACATTTTTGTTGTTTGTCGGTTAGGCCGGGAAACTGCCGGTAGAATCGTGGTTCATGTCCATAGACGACGATGACACGAGAAGTAAATCCTTGTGAGATTATCTTGTCACTAAACGCCTCCCGTATGAACATTGGTGTTGTGCCGCCAATCAGGGTCACGCAGATGTTTGAAATCCTGTCCTCACCTTGATGCTTGCTCTTATAGTGGTAGCTGCGAGCGTCATAAAACTGGTTCAACATGTTCACCATGTCCTCCGAGTTCTTGCGGAAGAGAACGCCAAGTTCCTCAATCATAAAACATATTGAGAAGTGCGAACGATTCTTCTTTGCATCACCACCGAGTCTTTCATCTGGAACCTTGAATGTACGCAAACAGGTCTCCGACATCATTCGCAGAAGAGACTCCTGTGTGGTTGTGTCTGCACCGTAGGGGTACATGGGAACCATTGTGTTCTTCTCTTTGTTAGGTTCCATCAGTCGCTCACACTTGATGATGTCAGCGATCTGCGAGATTACCCGCGACTTGCCAGAAGCCGGTGGCCCCACCAACAACACGAAGATGTTGGGAAAGATTGCCATTGCATCCGGGTAAAGCCAGACGCGCCTCTGCAATGCGGTGCTTATCAGGTTATAGAAACCCCAATCTATAAAGAGGTCAGGTGATTCTATGTCCTTGAGATAATGCCGCCACTTCTCAAGATTCGTCATCAAGTAGGTAATTGGCTAGGTTCACAATTTTTACCCACTCTTCAAGAGTGACCGCAGGGAAAACATTACCATTTACCGTGATAAACAACGACGGTATGTAGGTGTTTTCTTCATCTTGGGTCTTGTCAATACCGACGCTGATGGTTACGTCATCTTCATTATATGATACAGTTGGTCTACGCATACATTTCTTTCCAGTTGTATCCCGCCAAGGCTTCAGAACGCATTTGGAATGGCTCGCCGCGAGGGGAGATTAGTTTACGGTTCAGGTGTTTCATTGCCTCCGTGGCAACAAACTCTTTATGTTCTTCTGGACATTGAAGCAAGACACTATCGTGGTTATTTTGAAGGATGTCAACTTCCAAGTCCATTAGGTCTTGTCGATTTTGTAGCTCGACAAAGGCTAGATTGGTTATGCAGCCGACAGTTGACTGCGGGACGAAGGCATACGCCTCCTTGTGCATCGATTCATCGATGAAGCCGGTGAAGGTTCTGGGATAGCCAAAGAGGTTCCTGAGCATCTTGGTCTTCTTCAATGTTTCGACGGTCTCATTATGCCATTGCTTAATTTCAGGGAACAGTTTGTGGTAGGTTTTAAGGAAGCGAGACGCTTCCTTATTCTCAAGCGCGATTGCGCCCCGAGATTTCTGTAGCATGTTGACTCTGAAGGTTGGTGCTTTCATGCCGTAGTTGCTGGCGTGACAGACCATCTTCGCCATGAAGTAGTAACGACAGTTAGCTGGCCACTCGTCACTATCCTTGATTAACGTGTTTAGTTCATCCCAACCTTTCACCTCCTTCAGCTTGTCGATTGGTGCGTCACAGAATTCCCTGACGCTTCGACCAAGTTTATCTTGCCAGACAGCCTCAAACAAACGCAGAGCGACATAGACATGTGCCTTGATTCCTTCGCTGAACAGCATACGAAAGTTCCCACGCATACAAAGATAAGCGACGATCATCGCTTCAGCCCCAGCTTGATCCACTTGCACAAATATCTTGCCCTTGTCGGCAATGAACAGGCGACGAAGTTTCTTTGGTATATTTTGGATGTTGGTTCCCCACTTGCCCAACAAGCGACGACTCGCAAGACGGAAGGTCGTTGTCCCGGCTAAATTATATGAGGTTGTTATCCGGTCAGCCATTGGCTTGGTGTACAAGCCTTCGTAGGGCGGGAACTTCAATAAACCAGACTCCTTGGCGACTGATCTGTAACGCAGAATTAGGGAGACAGCCGGTAGATCATGTTTCAGGCGCAGTTGTAAGAGGGTTTTCTCATTCGTAGCATCACGGTCAGGCTTTCTCAGACCCAAGCCAGTATACAAATACTCCGAGACTTGCTTGGGACTATTTGGATTAACGTCGCGGCCAAGCAGTAATGATAGCATCCGTTTAACTTGATATTGATAACGGTCATTGTGCATTCTAATCATCTGCAATTCTGGTGTGTCGATTCGTATGCCCTGAAGTATCGCAGTTAAGTATGGTCTAACCATAGAGTTGACCTGTTCAATGGATTCTTCGGCTCTCAAAGTCTTGGCCAGCTGATCGATGGATGGCTTGATTAGGGCCATCGTCAGCACATCCTTGATGTTGTACTCGTAAAGTTGCTGGAATTCACTGCCGTTCTGTGGGTTAAAGATGCCCTCGTTCTTGTGATAAGGCTGGTCTGTGTACAGCGAGATGCAATGACCCAACGACTTCTCGACTTCAGGGAATAGTCGGTGATGAGATAGCATTGTGTCATATACACGAGTGGGGGCTGGTATGCCGTAGCGATAGGCTATGACAAACAAGTCGAACAGGGCGTTGTGTATGACTACGGTGTTGTCTCGGAGAGCGATGGCTAGTGCGCGAAGGATTTTGTGAGTGTTGTCATAGTGATAATGGTTTAGTCGAAGCATCGGGACACACCAGCCCTTGTCAGGGCCGAAAGAGAAACCGA